TTCGTAATTTCAAACACACAGGAGAACAGCTATGGCCGAAGGCGACAAGCTCACAGGTACGTTCGTCGGGACGTTCACAGGTACGTTCACCGCTTCTGCGTCGCCTGGGCCTGCGCCGTCGCCTGCGCCGTCGCCCACTCCTGCACCATCACCGACACCGGCACCGCCTGCGGTCCCGTCTGAGAGTCCGAATGGCGCAACGATACCGCCCAATGTGCTATTGGTCGACGGCTTCGGGCACAAGTGGACGGTTCTCGACGGTGTCATTCAACGCAATGGCACGGCAACCATATCGGCGAACGTGAAGACGTTGCTGTATTTCGGCGGCGCGATCTATCAGACGAATGAGGCGGGCGGTTGGTGGAGGTGGAACGTGAATCAATGGGAGAATTCATCCGATCCACGTGCGGCAGCACCGTCGCCATCTCCTGCGCCTGGACCTTCACCGGCACCGCCACCATCACAAGGCGTGCCTGACATTGCCAACATGGCTCGACATCCCGGCGACATGCTCGAAGTCGGCAAGTTCTGGATTTACGATAACCGCTGGGGCTCTCGTGGATTATCCGAAGGCGGCGCGTCGCATCAGTACACGCAAGAAGTCGAGCGAGCGCTGACGCCTTCTTCATCGGGCGCTATCGCTTTCCGCATCAAGTGGAAGTGGCCCGAGTTCGATCAATCGGGCGCGAAGGTCAATGACAATCCGGCATACGGTGAAGTCAAGGGCTATCCCTGCGCGATCTACGGTCCGCCACCTGGGCTGCAAGGTCCGGATCAATATCCCGGCTGGGTCGTTGCTGTGCGTGCGGCTGATGGCGTCACGGTGCCGAATCCGCCTGCCGGTGCGCCGACAGATGTCGTGCGCGAGTGGCAACCGAAGGGCGGCTCGGTCATTCGACGCGTGCCTTCGAGTTGTGCACCTGGGCATCATCTGCCTAAGCGCCTGGGCATGCCTGACGGTTCAATCGTCGCCGACTTGAAGTGGAAGAAGACCACTGCAACAGGCAGAGGGCATCTGTCCTTTGACATCTGGCTTCAAGAGACACCCGATCAAGTGCACGGTTTCCCGAATACGTCGATCACGCACGAGATCATGATACCCGTGGGCAATTGGGGCACCTATGGGCGGCATCCAAACGGGCGCAATCCCGGTTGGTATAGCCACGACACCACTATCGACGGTGTTGTCTATCACGTGTACTTCGCGGGCGAAGGCTATTCATTCATGAATGGAACGCTCTCCGGTAAGTATGCGAACGAAGAGAAAGGCGGACAGCGCACGGGTTGGAAGTTCATTATCTTTCAACACGACGGCGACGATCATCCGAAGGGCGCGGACGGCAATATTCACTTGGACTTCTCGAAGTTCTTCGCGCACATGCAGACGCGCAAGGCCAAAGATGGCAAGCCATTCGTGCGCGGCACTGAATACTGCACCAATGTTCAACTTGGCGTTGAGATGGTGTACGGCAACGGCGACTTAACTATCTACGACTTCAACGTCACAGGAAAGTAAATGGAACTAGATCAAGTACAGGAAGAACCGGGCACGCAGCGTGTTGCTATTGCCTGGGATGAAGATGGCGAACCGACAGACGGCTTCATCATCGTGGGCAAGGACTCGGACGAGTATCAACGCACGATCTCGGGGCAGCGGCAGAAGGCCATTCGTCGGCAGGCGGTGAAGCGCACACGCTTCGACTTGAAGAGCGAAGAAGGTGCAGAGCAACTCGATGCCACGTTGCGTCAAAATGAATTCGAGGTTGCCGCTGCTGTTGTCGTCGGTTGGTTTGGCTTCACTGTCAACGGTCAGGCTGCGCCGTTCGTGCGCGAACGCGTGACGCAGATACTCGCGGTGAAGCCAAGTTGGAAAGACCGCATCCTTGCCGCGTTGGAGGATGAAGCGGCTTTTTTGAAGGGCTCGCCGACAAAATCTGCGAGTTCGTCGAAGCCAGTGCTCGCGGTGGCAAAAGAGGTAAAGACGGCATAGCGCTGTATGAGACGCTTGCTGTTGTTGAAAGGATGACGGGTGTTGCTCCTGACGAACTTGTTGAACTACGAAGCCATGAGTTGCCTCCTGGGACTGATTATCTCTGGGAGTGGTTTTCTCGTCTCAGTTCAACGCGCACACCGGGCTTCGGGCTTGCGGCTATCACAGAGACAGAGTTGTGCTCGTTCTTTCGCAATCGGCAGATCGTTCCTACACGATGGGAATTTGATCTACTCGTTCGCATGGACAAGACTTTGCGCGAAGCGTCTGATGATGACAAGCCGCAAGAGCGCGATGACGACGCCGATGTCGAAGGGTAAGTCATGGACATAACAACACTCGGCATCGGCATCGACTCACGACAGGTCGATGAAGGTCGGCAATCGCTGGACAACTTCACGCGTGCCGCAGGCAGGGCAGAAGATGCCGCCGAAGGTGTCGGCAAAGGCGCGAAGAAGGGCGCGAGTGATGTAAAGAGTTTCGAAGATCAAATGACTGCGGCTGCGGTCAAGGGTGCTCTCTTTGCTGATGCTATTCAGAAGGGTGTGCAGATGGCAATTGATGCCGTCAAGCAACTCTATGCATTGATGGCGGAAGCAGGCGATTACGCAGACCTTGCCGACATGACGGGCGCTTCAGCGGTCAACATCGCGAAGCTACAGACTGCGGCAGATGTGGCCGGTATATCCATGCAAGGCATGGCAGGTCACATGAATGCGATGACGCGCATACTCAAGTCGACTGATGAAGAAGGCGACAAGGCTGCGAGAGCGTTAGCGCGTATCAACATCAACTATGAAGACTTTATAAAGCTGGACCCGGCAGAGCGTGTTGCAGCGCTCGGTGTGGCGATGGGCAAGTATGCTGATGGCGTCGAGAAGACGGAAATCTTGCAAGCCATAGCGGGTCGAGGTGCCGGTGAACTAGGCAAGGCAATCAAAGTGCTTGCCGATGAAACGGCATTCGCTACGCGGCTCAATAATGAGATGATTCAATCTGTCGATGGATTGAATGATGCTAACGCTGAATTCACATCGAAGTCGCGGCAATACATTCAAGCTATTCTTGTTGGCACTGTGCCTGCAACAGAAGCGTTCAAGCTCGTTATCAAAGAGACTACCGCATCTATGTTCGGCATGGGTGATGCGGCTGATGCACTTGGCGCGAATCAAGGTGCGCACAGTTTTTCTGAAGCTGTCGGACACGGTCTTGCCGGTGCGATCACTGCATTTCAATTGATCTACAGGGTTGTCGAAAGTGTCATCAACGCAGTAGTGTCGTTGATTAAAGTCATCATCGACTTAGGTACGATGGACTTCTCTGGTGCATACAAGACGGTAGAGGATTTAGGCGAGAAGATAAAGTCGATTTGGTCCGAAGACTTCGCAGGGATTTCTTTCGGCAACACGCAAGGCTTCAAGGGAAGTTTTCAAAAGAAACTCGACATGATGTCCAAGGCGGCGAGAGAAGCTGCGGCAATGGCAGCGGGCGGCGAAGGTGCCTACGAAACGCAAGAAAAAATACGGCAAGGGCAAACCGACAAAGAAATAGCGGACGCCAAAAAGAAGGCAGAAGAACTCGCGAAGATTGCGAAGAAGGCCGCTGAAGACGCACTCAAGGCAGCGGAAAAGCAAGCCGATGACTTCGACAAGATCGTCGGCGGCGGCACCTTGAAGGCTGTTGGATACAACGACAACTTCATTGAACAGATGAAGGTTATCAACGCCGAAAGTAAGAAGCGCAACTACACCGAAGATCAGTATCGAAAGATTGTCGATGGCTTGATCTCGCAACAGCCGTTCTACACGCAAGCCATCAAGGATCAAGCGCAGGCGGCAGAAGATTATGCTGACGCAGAGAAGAGAGCGTTCGAAGCAGCGGACAAGGATCGAGCCACTGTCTTGAAGGCGTCTGATGAAGCAGCGCTTGCGGCAGAAACAGAACTCGCGAATCGCGGCAAGTTGAAGAGTGAGATCGCAGCGACGACGTTGGCACGGCTTGAGGATTTGCGCGTCGTCAATATGTCTGACCCGGTCTTGCGCGAGTTCTATGAGCGGCAGATTGCGAATCAGAAAAGAATCATCGCGGCGATGAAGGGCATCGAAGTTGTCGATGCAGCGAAGAAGAATGCCGATGAAACAGCGAAGGCATTCGAACAAGCCTGGGAACAGATCGGGCAATCGCTTACCGATCAATTGATGAAGGGCTCGTTGAAAGCAGCGGACCTCATAAAGAATTTATTCAAGACGATGATCCTGCGTCCGACGATCATGGGCGCGGCGCAAGGTTTCGGTGCGAGCTTCATGGGTGGTGCGGCAAGCGGCGGTGCGGCAGGCGGCGGCGGTGGCGCATTTGGCGGTATCGGTGGCATGGCAGGATCAGCAGCCGGATCGGCGCTGTTCGGCGGTGTCGGCACGGCTGCGGCAACGACGTACACGGGCGCAATGGCCGCTGGCCTGCCGGTGGCGAACGCGATAGGCATGGGGGCCGGTGCGGGCCTTGCTGCTATCCCGGTGGTAGGGTGGGTTGCCTTGGCTGCGATTGCGGCCTATGCGCTCTACAAGAAGTTCGGCAAAGGTGGCGGGCCAAAGATGGAGGGCTCTGCCGGTTATTCGTCTGATACTTTGATCGGCAAGTTCGGTAATGAGATGGACTCGGGTGCCGCAAATGCCGTGAAGGATTTGAACGCGAACTATAAGAAGATGGCGCAGATGCTCGGTGCTGCGCGGCAAGATGTTCAATTCGGCGTTGGTATATCGACAGACCCGCGTGGCGACGCAGCGTCGATGGTTCAATTGATTAGTTCGCTTGGCGGTAGCTACACGAACAAGAATGTCGGACGTAGCGAAGAAGAACTCGCTGCGGAGATAGCGAAGGGTGCTGCGTTTCTGATGGTTGATGCAATTCGCAATTCTGGCATGGATGCACAGTTGCTTGCGTACTTCGACAAGATGACTGAAGGCATGACCGATGAAATGAAGCTCGCTTCTGTTGAACAGCTTGCCGCTGTTAATGTGTATTGGAAGCAAGTGCAGGGACTCGGCGGCGTCATGAAACAGTTCGCGAATATGTCGCTCGAAGCGGCTATTCGTCTCGGCGAGCTTTCCGGTGGCATCGAGAATTTCGGTGCTAATCTCACGAGCTATGTCGCGAATTACTTATCGCCCGCAGAACAACAGTCGATGAAGTTTCAACAGATTGCCGCGCAACTTAATGAAGCGGGCTCCGGGTGGACAGGTTGGAGTGAAGCGATCTTGCGCACTTACGACAGAGCGTCGTTTCGCAAGTTGGTCGACGGTCTTGATCTCGCAGTAGAAGGCGACAGAATGCGCTATGCGGCGTTGATGAAGGTCAATGCAGCATTCGCAGAACTCAACCCGTTGATAGAAGAGGTGGCGGCTAAAACTGAAACGGCTGCGGAGAAATACGAACGCTTGTCGAATGTGCTTGAGACAGCGACGGATAACTTGCGCGATGCTTATGAGCGTCAACGGGATACATTGATTGGGACGCGTGACGCGATGCGTGACGCGACGCAATCGTTCTTGGACTTCAACAAGTCGCTGAAGGTTGACGAAGCATTGAGCACGCTCACACCGGGTGAGCGCATGGGGGAACTTCGCGATCAGTATGGTGCTGCACGCAGTGCGGCGGCTGCTGGTGGCTACAAGGCGGAAGACGTTGAGCGCATGCAAGCGGCTGCGCGAGCCTTGCTGCAAGGCGGCAGGGAGTTCTACAGTTCGGGCGAAGGTTACGATGAGTTGTTCAACAAGGTCACATCTGAGATGGAACTTGCAGCGGGTTCGACTAAATACTTGAGCGACGTTGCCGACATGCAATTGCTCGCGTTGAATCGTCAAGTCGATCACCTCATTTCCATTAACGAAACTTTGATGAGTGTCGACACCGCTTTGCGTTTGTTCTTAGAGGCACGTCACGATCTATACACGCTGGGTTATCCGCACGCCGAAGGCTTGTCGCGAGTCCCATTCAACAACTATCCTGCGTTGCTTCATCAAGACGAAATGGTCTTGCCTCAAAATGAATCGGCGTTCATTCGTGGTCTGCCTGACTTCTCAGGGGAGTTGCGTGCACTGCGTCAAGAGGTTGCGGCATTGCGCAAAGAGAATCGGCAAGATGCAGGCAACACAATCGGTGCGACGTTCACAGCGGCGCAACAGTCGGCACAAGTGCAAAGCGAAGCGACTATCCGGGCCGCTCGTCAGCGAACCTATCAATCACGTTCTCGGCCTGTATTGGCCTAACAGGAGTGAATTCAAATGCCAGCAGCAAACAAGTTCAACGACTACAGCGAACAAAAGAATCGCGGTGTTCACAATTGGGGCTCGCACACGTTCAAGATGTTTCTCACGAACACGCTGCCAGTTGCTACACAGTCGATGCTCTCTGAAATCACGCAACTCTCTACGGGCGGCGGCTACACAGGTGGTGCGGGCGGCGGTGTTGCGCTTGGCGGGCCGCTTACCATTTCTGAAGCAGCCGGTGTGACAACGGTAGCGGCGGCTCAAGTTGTCTTCACGGCAGCGGGCGCGGCTATCGGTCCATTCCGCTACTATGGCATCTACAACGACACCGCGACGAGTCCGGCTGATGCCCTTGTGATGTGGTGGGATCACGGCTCTAACGTGACGTTGAATGACGGTGACTCGTTCACTGTGAAGTTCAACAACGCGAGCCCAGGTACGATCTTCACCGACTCGTAAAGTCGTGTGGCGCACGTCCCGACGTGCGACCCGAATGTAGTTATCGAGTCGCAAACGCCGACGAGTGTTATCTACCTCGTACCCGTGACGGGCGAGAGGTGGAGGATTGATGGCGTGTGCAGTCAATGCGGCGAGTGCTGGCAAGGGCTCACAACACCGAAGCCGACACTCGATTGCCCGGTGCGCCCGACGATCTCGAAGTTCCCTAGCTGCACGCTTAGCGGAGAGTACCTCTAGTGCCTTCGAATCTATACTTCACTGCCGTTGTACCGACAGTCGGACCGACAGCCGGGACGAAGGCTACGTACCTGCCTCTCGCTTCGCCTGCCATTAACAATGTTTGGCCTGGGTCAGAGGTCAATTCGTCATTCACCGAAGTACCTCCGGACGATACGAATCAGCAGTCGCGGCAATGCCCGATGCTGAACGACACTGCGAATAGGCAGACGTACTATCTCGGGCGTTTCTGCACATTGCCTCTTGATGCGCAGACCATTCCGGCGCAAAGCTGGGACTATCGAAATGTTGTGTGCGGCGAGTGGAATACGCAGTGCAATACATATCACTGGCCTGTTATCTATGTATGGCGTCCCTCGACTAATTCGGTCGTTGGATACTGTCTCAACGCGTCCGCTCAAATGGGTGTTGAGTGGGCTGTCACACCGGCAGGTGTTTCGGGGCAGTTATTTGCCGGTGCGGCGGTAACGTGCCAAGCAGGCGACATACTTGTCTGTGAGTTCTGGGCTTCTGGCATTTTAGGTATGACCGGCAGTCAACAGCTTCAATGGCTGTGGACCCAGGCATCTAACACCTATATTGCTTCACCGTACAAGCTAGTTTATTACTCGGGTCCGGTAGGACCGAATACACCGAGCACCGCTGACACGCTCGTGTTCTCGCCGATGACGGCGTTCGCAGCGACATCGACAGTCACGCGCAACTACACGAGCAACGCAGTGCCGCTGACACTCTCGCCGATGTCGGCGACTGCGGCAACGTCAGGCGTGGTGAAGGTATACAACAGCGTCGCAGACCCGATGACGTATGCGCCGATGGTGCCGTTCGATGCGACGGCAACAGTGACGCGCAACTACACAAGCAGTGCGGACCCGGCAACGTATGCAACGACGCCAGTAGACGGCGAAGAGTTCTTTAGCGGCATCACGAATTTCTTTCCTTGTGCCGATCAGGCTCTAGTCTTTCCATCAGGCGGGCTGAAGGCAGGGTCACTGCCGAAGGTCGGGAACAACAACGTCGCATCTGGCAGTGCGGTCGAAGGATCGTTGCCGTTGTTCTGGGGCGGCGGCGCGAACATCGCGAACCGCACGACAGCGACGGTGTCGAACACCGTTGTGCAATCGCACTTCTTCGGGCGCTTTTCTTCGCGTCCATTGGCCGCGCAAACGATACCGGCGCAGAATTGGAACTATGCAGTAGTTGTCGGTGAGGGCAATCTCAATGCGAATGCGTTTCTATGGCCGGTCATGTATGTGTACCGGCCTTCGAACAGCACTGTTGTCGGTTATGTCTTCAATGCGGCGGCTGATGCGGGCACTGAGTTGCCAGCTACAGCGGCGACGGCGACGCGGACATTCGCGGGTGCACGGGTAGCAGGCATTCAAGATGGCGACATACTTGTCGTCGAAGCGTGGACAGTTACGTCGCCGACAATCGCCGGTATCTACACGCAGACATTCAGGATCACCGACAACACATCGAAGATCGCTTCGCAGTATAAGGTGCTCTTCGCACCTAACTCGGTCCTGTTCTTTAGTAGCGCGACACCGACTTCATCGCCGACAGCGGGAACGAAGGCAACCTATCTTCCGAAGACACCGACAGCTACGCAGCACACCGCATGGGGCACTGCTGAAGGTGCGTTGCCAGAGACGATTGTTCATAATCCCGTGTGGCGCGGTGTTGTGTCGAAGGCGAACACTACTGCGCAATCGCTGTTCCTGGGTCGGTACTCGACGCCACCACTGGCAGCGCAAACCATACCGGCGCAGTTGTGGAGTTGGGAAGTATCTGCGGGACAGAATAACGCCAATGCGCATACATTCAATTGGCCGGTTCTGTATATCTGGCGTCCGTCAACGAGTCAGGTTGTTTCGTACATTCTCGATGCGTCGGCGAACTACGGCATTGAGTGGCGGCTCTTAGGCGACCCGCGTCTAGATCAACAATTCTCGGGTGCGTCTGCTGATGTTCAAGCGGGTGACTTACTGGTCTGCGAGCTTTGGGCTGTCAATGTTCAAACAGCGGCGACAGCCTACAGCGAAGATTTCTGGATCAATGCGCAAAATTCTGATTTAGTCTCGCCCTACAAGTTGCGCTACTACACAGGCGCGGCAGCGATAACATCGACAGCCGATCCGACTGCTTATAGTTGCGTCGCGCCCGATGCAATCAGCACAGTGACGGTGTATGCACCGCCATTGATGGAGACGCTCACAGAGAACTTCGAAGCACCACTCGACACGGGCAAGTGGACGACAAGTAACTTCGATGGCACGGTGACGTTCACAGGTGGCGTCGGTGTCTTCGATGTTTCGACTGGCATTGCTGGCGCGCAGGCCGAAATCTTTTCTGCTGGGCCGTTCTACGATCTTAGACAGAGCAAGGTCTTCTTCAAGCTCGTTAAACCATTCAAGCAAGTCGGTGATCCTAGCACCGCCGATTTCTCGCTGGGCATTATGTCGCCCGGCAATAACACGCTAGCGTTCGCGCAAAACACTGCCGGGTATCTGCGAATCATTAAATTCACGGGCGGTGCATGGGGCCATGTTGCAGATATAACCTTCTCCTATTTCGCAGAAGAAGACACCTATAGATGGTTGCAGATTCGCGAGCAAGCCGGGACAACATACTTCGAGTCTGCGCCGAGTAGCGCTTCTAATCCGCCGACTGCCGGTCAATGGGTTGTTCGTCACTCTGCGCTGACGAACACGCTGCCGGTTAACTTTGCATCGTGTCAGCCTGTCTTCTGGATATACACGAACGCAGGCGGCACGAAGTTGCAGGCCGCGCAGATTGACGGGTTCAACACCGCTGCTTCTGCCGGTGCTGCCGCAGCAATCACGTCGGTTGCAGACCCGATGACGTATGCGCCGATGGTGCCGGTTGCGGCAACGTCGAGCGTGCAAGACTACAGCAACGCGAACACGAACGTCTATGCGCCGATGTCGCCCGTTGCGGCAACGTCGAGCGTGCAAGCTGTCAGCAACGCAGTGCCGCTCACGTTCGCGCCGATGTCGCCGACAGCGGCAACGTCTTCGATCACGCGGGTCTACACGAGCAACGCAGTCGCAGCGTCCTACGCTCTCGCGCCGGTTGCCGCCACATCGTCAGTTGCCGTCTTCAGCAACGCAGTCGCAACGACGTACACACTCGCGCCGGTTGCCGCGACGAGCATCTATGTGCCGACTGCCGGGAACGTGGGGCCTGCGGCCTATGCGCTCGCGGCTGCGGCTGCGGTGTCGAGCGTGCAGGGCAACAGTGCTGCGTTGCCTTTCGTCTTCAGTTTCGCGGCGACGGCGACGGGCACCGGGCGCGGCTGGGCGAGCGTCGGAAATGCGGGCCTGTACGCTCTCGGGGCCGCTCCGGGCTCCGGTAGCATTGGCAGGGTCGGGATCGCGTCGCCTGGATCGTTCTCGCAAGCCGGTTTCCCAGGTTGGGACACCGGGGCTTACTACAGCAGCGCTGATCCGATCGGATACAGCACAACAGGCATAGCGGCGACGGTTTCGCTCGGTCGGGTTTATTCATCGGTCGCTTCGTCGACGGGCTTTGCACAGTCGCCGAATGCAACAGGCGACACCGCTGCGCTCTTCTCGGTTGCGTCACCGCTTGCATTCACGCCGCTTGCCGCAACAGCGGCAACATCGGGCTTCGCTGTTTATTCGGTTGCGCTGCAAGCGAACTACACGCACACCGCACCGAATGCGACGGCATCGGTAGGACGCACCTACACATCGACTGCGACGGCAACGAACTTCTTCACAGCGCCTTCTGATGCAGGCGATGTGTCCGCACGGTTTTCTTCTGCGTCACCTACTGCGTACAGTCAGACAGCGATAGCGGCAACGTCCGGCGTTGTCCGCATCGTGTTCTCGACGGCGTCGCCGATAACATACAGCCACACCGCACCGGACTCGTTCTCTGGCATTGTCCGGATTATTCCGAGCAATGCGGTGCCTGCGGTTTACTTTAACTTTCCGCAGGATGCACAAGTCAGTCTTGCGCGCACGTCGATTGCGTTGCCGTTCACGTATGCACCGCTCACGGGCACTGCGACGACAAGCGGCTTCGCTCGATCTTCGCTTGCGATAGAGGTAGCGTACAACCTTGTCTCGCCGGTCACGTCGGATGTTCTCGGTCGGACATACACGAGTGTTGCGTCACCGGCTGCGTATGTCTTGAGCCCAGGTTATCCGGGTGATGCCGTAGCAGACAACTCGACTGCGACGAGCACTGCATACAGTTCGACTGTGTTTGCGGCGACTGCTTTCCCGAGTAAGAACTCGATTGCGCTGCAAGCGAACTATGCGCACGATCCGCCTAACACGCAATCAGGGCGCATCACGTTTTCGACTGCGTCGCCTGTGGCGTTTACCGTTGCATCACCGGCAACGAATTCGTATGTTCCTGGCAAGGTGGCATCGGTTGCGCTGCCGCCTACATTCCTGACGACTGCGACAGCGTCTAATCATCGGCGAGACTACGCAACGAAAGCACTTGCGGCGCTCTATCTGCAAGCACCGTATGTCAACAGTGATCGTGCATCGAATGAGGTCAAGCCGCCGATAATCTTCCCGCTGCCGTCGCCGATGTCGGCGGTAACAGATGAACAGTTCGCAGCATGGTTGAACGACGATCATGCGATTCGTGTTGTGCTGATCGAGACGAAGTGTGTTGACCCTGTCACGAACATGACCGAGTCTGTCTTCTTCGCGTCGCGTGGCTTCGTGACGAAAATCGAAGACGGTCCGAATGCTGCCTTCTATGCGCCGTTGATGCGCGGCGGGCTTGAGTTCGCGCAGACCATCGACCTCGACTTGCAAGGCAATCAATCGTATGGCGACATCGAGCTAGACAACACCGAAGGTGATCTCGATTGGATGTTTGACCGCGTGTGGCTCTATAAAGAGTTCAAGGCATACGTCGGTGATGCGACATGGCCGCGCCGTGATTTCAGGCAGATATTCGACGGCACGATTGAAGACATTGACAGCAGCATGCGCGACACCGTGAACGTGCGGCTGCGCGACAAGCTGTATCGTCTCGATATGCCGATCACTGATTCGAAAGTCGGCGGCATTGGACCTAACGCAGACCAACTCGTGCCGATCACGTTCGGCGAATGTCACAACATCACGCCGTTGATCTATAGCGCCAAGGATTTGATCTATGTCTATCATGCGCGTCTAGCAGAGGGACAGTTAGAGGTTCGCGACAACGGTGTTCCTGTGGCGTCTACATTCCTTCAAGGCGCACCGCAATCGTTTCAATTACAGAAACAGCCTTATGGCAGGGTCACATGCAGCGTGCAAGGCGATAAAACTCCTACCGCTGCGGGCTTCACTGGTGGCTACGTCAACACAGTGGCGTCTCTGGTGCGTCGGTTGCTAATTGAATGGGGCACCATTGCTGCGAATCGTTTTACAGCAGCCGACATTGATGTTCGCAACTTCACTGTGTTCGACGCAAAGAATAAAGCGCCGGTTGGTCTACACGCAACAGAGCGAATGACAGTGCTTGAGGCGTGTCAGCAACTTGCCGCGTCTGTGGGTGCACGCCTGACGATGACAGCGCTCGGTAAAGTACAACTCGTGAAGCTGAAGTTGCCGCCGGACGACGATTCAACGCCAGTGAACTTGCAGTACAACGGCGATTTTTCTGCGCTGCTTGATGGCTGGACCTATAACGGCGGTAGCGGCGGCGTTGCCCCTGATGCGACAGTAGGCATCAATCTTTCTGATGTCTGGACTCCGCCAAACACAAACACGTTCTATGCGCATCAACAAGGCATCGTAAATAATCCAGAAGGCTATTTCGAATACATTGGCAAAGCTATTCCAGTTGAACCCGGCAAGCAATATGTCGTTAGTGCGTACACTGGTGCCCATCGCTGTCGCGTCGCTATTTACTTCAGTGAGTACAACGAAGCTGGCACACTTCTCGGCGGCGTGCCTGTCCTGCCGACAACGGCATTCAACAACGCAGAAGCGTTAGGCGGGCAAGGGTTGTCAGGCTATAAGCAGATATACAACTCACAGGTAACAGCGTCGACTACTAGATGGATTCGTGTTGTGATGCGCAAGTACGATACCATCTCAGGCAACACTGACTCGTGGATATTCGCTAACACGGTATCGTTCACCGGCACAGAGTCGAATGTTCTTCCGACAATTGTTGTCACCGAGTCGGACATGGTGTCGGGCTCGCTGCACATCGCGGATCGTTTGCCATTGGTGCCGGGTGCTCGCCTGGGCTATTGCAAGAATTGGACAATACAAGAAGACACAGCGCAAGGTGTGCCAGAAGATCACAAGGAGATGTATAGACGCGAGTGGTTGACCGTATCAATTGCCGAAGCAGTTGAGCAAGAGAATTGTTTATTGTTGGATAGCTACAGCGCGAACAATGAGTGCACTCGGCGTGTTGCGTTGCGTTCGTCACAGCGTCACGTGTATGAGTTCGTAGGCTTTGCGAACTTGATGTTCACGCCAGTGGGCGCAGCGATGAAGGTGATTCACCGTCGCTTTAATTTGTCCGCAGGCAAGACAGGACAAGTCGTGTCGGTAGCTGTAAACTGGCTAACGTCCCAGGTCACAATCAGGGTGCTAATCTGATGGCAGTAGTAGTCAACGAGCGAGATGTCATCATGCGAAGGGCACCGGCACGTATCGTGTCTGTGACTGCGCCTAGTGAAGTCATCACGCCAAACACAGGCATCACGCTCGTGTCTGATTGCGGGCAATGGTTGAAGATGCCTGCTGGCGATTTGTATTGGAATCGTCCGCCCGGTAGTCTTGCTCGCGAGACGTTGACAGTGGTCTTCAAAGACATTCCATCCAACAATCCGTTAGTGTGGAAAATCGGCAGTTGGGCGAGAGCATGGAGTGAAGCAAAGCAAGCGATGGTGCTCTCGTGGTTCTCAGAAACGACAGTGGCGAATCACGGTGTTGTTCTTACTGGCACCGGCAACACAAGAACAGTTGAGATGTCCAGTTATACGAGCAACCTGCCGCATCCATCTACGCAATACAACAGGATTTGCGGCGGCGTGCGCGTCAGTACAACTTATGCGGGCACCGAGTTCGTCGGCTTCAAAGTTGTCAGCGAAGAAGGCTATGCATCATGAGCAATATCCGATTGATTTGGGACAACGCCGTTGACCGTGCGTCACTCGTCGCGTCGAGCGAGTCCGGCTTACTCGTTGTCGGAAATCTACTATCGAACCTCAAGGCTAAAGTGTGGCGTTCACTCGATGTGAATGCCGGTGTCGCTTGTAGCTGGCCGCAATCAGAAACGATCAGTTGCGTCGTTGCTGCGTTCAACAACCTCACATCACAAGCCACGATGCGCGTGATCGGATACGCGAAGGAAACAGACACGACGCCTGCGTTCGACACCGCACACGTGCTGTGCGCGGCACCTCCGGGCCTGGGACAGTTTTTATGGGGCTCGCCCCTTGGCGAGAACTTCTATCAGCGTGGCGGTGCCTCTCTGTTCTCCTATGGCTATGGCGGTTATGGTGTCGTGTGGATACCGGGCAACTACGCTGTGCGCAAGCTCGAAGTGCACATCTTCGATCTGACCAATCCAGACACGTACATCGAAGTCGGACGACTCATTGCCGGTCCGGTGTGGTCGCCGAAATATAACTTCAACTTCGGACACAGCGTCTCGTTCATTGATTCGAGCAAGAGCAAGCGCACTGAAGCAGGCGACTTGCGCAGCGAGCGCGGACCGAAGTGGCGACGCGTTGAGTTTGAACTCGGCAACATGGATTCTGCGGATCGTGCCGCGTTGCTGCGGCTTGCTCGTTTGAACGGTACGACAGAACCGTTGTTCGCGAGCCTGTTCCCAGAAGACGACGACAAGTTGCTCGAACAGAGCTATCAACTGTGGGGCAAGTTTGCGGACAGCACGCAACTGTCTCAACCCAATTACGACATTTATGCCGCGAGAATCGCGATGGAGGAAGTGTGATGGCAACAAGCAATCGCCCCTTCGACTATGGTCGCAAAGACTACATCGACAAGCTGAATAATCTATACAACACCGGCATACCGCGTGTGCGCACTGACCCAGCGAACCCGGATGCTGCGGGCACCGATGTGACAGCAAGTAGACAGATGAAGCTCGGTGACAATGGATGCTGCGTCGATTGCAGGGGCACAGGCATAACTATCTCATTCGCTGCCGAGTGTTTGGTCGACGGCTTCGCAGTCACCATTAACGCTGTGTCGGGCGGCTCGGTGACGATCAGCACTGCCTCTCTCGGCGTGAACTTCTTGGATGGCGCAACGTCATCGAAGACGATGTCGGTCGGTAATGCCGCAATCATTTCGAGCGACGGCATCGGCTTTCGCATCTTCCGCATGACGGCGGCGTGAGGCAATCATGGGCATACGATTCTATGGAGGTTTGCCGATCAGAGTGCCGCCCGCTACGGTGTTGCCGAGTGCGTTGCCGGTCAACACCGTGCCAGCGGGACAGACTACCTACATCGACACGACGAAGCGCTTTCGAGTAGCGGACAGCAATCCTGTCAAGGTTGCCGATAACGATTCACCACTCGTCACAGCGACGCTTACTTGTTCTAGCGGCATACTCGAAGTTATACCGAATGTGGGCGTGATCGTTTCCAACAACATCAGCACTCGCGTTGTTGTCATGGGCTCAACTACGAACGTAAATCGCGCATTCGACGGTTTACGTTGGACACCGACACCGGCATTCAGTGGCACTGCAACGATCACTCTGCGCACGAGCGACGGTGACAACATTGATACCGACACTTTCAACGTCGTTGTGTCAGGTACAGCACCGCCTTATGTGCCGCCTGGGCCAACGAACTCTGTGCCGTCAGGGACGAAGATGGTGCCGTATGGCTACACGCTCAACTTCTCAGGCGACGGCATCACTGTGTATGACCCTGATGTGGCGACGCTGACAACGACGCTCACGATGGTCGGTGGCATTGTTCACGTGACGCCAAGCGGCGCAGCCGTGACCGGCAACGATACAGGGCTCGTCACTCTCGTGGGCACACAGACGCAGATTAGTGCAGCACTCGGCACGTTGATCTTCACGCACAACGGCGGCTTCTGGGGCTACGCTAAGATAACAGTGTCGACAAACGATGGTCCGAAGACAAGTGCGAACGACATCAACATTGTTGTCGGTGTGCCTGCACTGCCGCCTGTGCAACTCGTGCCGCCACAACCGTTCTCGGTATCTGGCTTTACTGCGGGCTCGAACATCAAGTTCACGAGTGGTCCCGGTCCTGACAATTCGATGAAGATCACCGCTGCCTATAAGATGTCGCTTCGCACAACGATCTCGTGCGGTCACGGCATCATTAAATATGACGCCAATGCCACGGGCTACACGAATCTCGCCGATGGTTGTCCGACGAAGGTGCTCTATGGTTATTGGAACGGTGCCGCTGCGACAACGATGCGACAGATAAACAATTATTGGAATGTCATTGGTATGGCGCGTGCACGCAATGCCGGTTCCGGCCTGGGCGGCGGTGCTGTGTCCTGGCCCTATGCAACGGGCAATGCGGGCGTGCCGCTACCGCACGATGTTCAATTCATTCGAGCCTGCGGCAAGCCTGTCTTGCTCGTTGTCGGCGGGCCTGGGTATGGCTTCAACTACACGACGCGAGCGCAGTCGGATGCCTTGCTTGGCTCGCTCATTCCGTTGATCTATGCAATGGGTGGCGTCGACGGCATCGACATTCAGTTTTACGACGGCGACTTAACTGGCTTGAGCCTCACAACGGAAGCTGTCTATATCGCGCAGCAATTGAAGGCAGCATACGGTTCGAAGTTCATGATTGTTTATTCATTCAGGCAAAACCCAGCGTCGCAGCAAGTGAAGGACATTGCTGTCGCTTTGCACAATGCAGACTGCTTGACGTTAGTTCAACAGATATTCATGGACAATGCAGCGAACAAAGTGGCGAATGCTGTATCAAGCAAGGTTCTTCAGTTCATAACGGACACGCAAATTCCACGTAACAAACACATGATTGGCATGTCGCATAACTATGACTACACGAACAATCTCACCCTAGCAGAAGCCGTGAATGCATATCAACAAACGAATACGGTCAACACCGCCTTTCGTGGCGTGTCCTGTTGGTCTATTGACCTAGATGCTGCGGTAACTGGCTCATTCAGCACAGAGTTCAAATGGACGCAGCTTGGCTATACCTTGACTGACAAAGGTACGGCACTCATAACAGGACACTCAACGAGACAAGTGACGCTCACGGGCGACTACCAACAAATTAACTCGGCGTTGGCATCGTTCTACTATTATCCGGACCTTAACTATCAAGGCCCGGACCCTGTTGTCATGACGACAACCGATGGCACGCTATCGGACACGGACTCGATCAATGTCACTGTGATGAATTAAATGTGGGATGAAGTACAGCAATGGATACTTCGCTTCGCCGGTGTTGCGGGTGCTCTCGTGTCGATGCGCTTTGTGAGTGGGTCACTCTTCGAGCGTGTGCTCATGGTGATCGGCGGCGCGTTCTTCTCGTTCTACGCAACTGAGTGGGTCGCGCAATGGCTCGCGTTGCCGCAGGGGCTCACGGGCTTTCTCCTGGGGCTGTTCGGCATGTCGGTGCTCTCTCGCGTGTGGGAGTGGGTTCAATCGACGAATGCTGTGTCGGGCTTTCTCGATGCATGGTTGAATAGAGGCAAGCCGAAGGATAAATGACATGATGCTCGATGCTTCTTTCGTGTCGTCGGCGTGCTGGTTCTTCATCGGCACGACGGCTATCGTCGCGAGCTTCAACGGCATGGTGCGCAAGACCGTGCTCGAATGCATTGCACTCGGCGGCGTCAGCCTGGGCGCGTTCTCACGATCCTACTATGTCTACATGCGGCAAGAGACGGACCCTGATGCGCTTTGGATTTCGATTGCGCTCGCGATCTATTGCCTTGCCATGTGGTACAAACTCGTGTGGGTTATTCCACACCGGCCCGATTACAAGCCGCCACCGAAATCGCCTTACTACTGATGGCAAACATCACGCTCACAGACTACATCGTCAAGCGCAATGTGCGGGCGTTCCTGTGGGCGATTCGATATGGCGAAGGCACGCAAGGCGAGAACGGATACCGCACGCTGTTCGGTGGTCAATTGTTCAAGGGTCCGGACGGTGTCTATGGCACGTTCGACGACTTCGCCGATCACCCGCGCATCAAGACGACGGTGACGCTGCGCAATGGCAAGGTCTACACGTCGACTGCGGCGGGCGCGTATCAATTCATCGTGCGCACATGGGACGGTGTTTGCAATCAATACGGCTTCATCAACTTCGAGCCACCGACACAAGACCTTGCCGCTATCGCATTGATAGCTGGCCGCAAAGCACTCGAAGATGTTGTCGAAGGTCGCATCGACATCGCAGTTGCGAAGTGCAATAAAGAATGGGCTAGCCTGCCTGGGAGTCCCTACGGGCAACCCGTTGTCACGCTGGGAGAGTTCAAGCGAGAATACGAAGAGGCAGGCGGGCTGTATTTGAATGAACAAGCGCAACCCTTGCCGATACCATTGCCACCGGAAGCAATCGCACTTGAGCCCAAATTGCCACCGGCTAACGGCAGCGAAGTCGTCGAGATTGCGAGAGGTAAAACGGCGGACATCGAGGCAAGCTACATACAGGAGAAGCAAATGCCTATACCCGCAGTTGTCGCGGCATTGTTGCCGACGCTCATTCAACTCGTGCCGCAGTTGACGAAGATTTTCGGCAGTGGCTCTGAGGTATCGAACCGCAATATCGCAGCGGCAGAAGCAGTGTTCACCGTGGCGAAGGATGCCATCGGCGCGAAGAATGAACAAGAGGTTGTCGAAGCGGTGAAGGCCGATCCTGTTCAAGCAACCATCGTCAAGAATGCTATCGAGAAGAACTACTTGAACATTCAAGAGGCGGGCGGCGGCGGCATCGAAGGCGCACGAGCGTACAGCGTCGCTGTCGCATCCATGCGCACGCCAGAGGGACAGCCGCTCTCGTTGCTCACGCAACCGGCCTTCGTGATCTCTATCGTCATGCTCGGGCTCGTTGTCATGATGGTGCTTGTCGTGCTGTTCCCGTGGGAAATATTTCGAGCGAACGGCGGACAGATTTATACCGATGAAGTACGATTGATCGTGGTGACAGCCATCATCGGATCACTCTCGACGATAGGGGCTTTCTGGCTCGGATCGTCATTCGCAAGCCGTGGCAATAACGCGAGTGGCTCTCGCACACGTTCAACCGATTCAGGAGCAATGCAATGAAGATCGAATGTAGCGAAGGTTCAAGCGGCGTGTGGTCTTGGCGCTTCAAGAGCGACAACGGCGAAACCGTCATCGCCGAAGGCACGAAGACTTTCGAGTCGCAGGCAGAAGCGAAGAAGGCCATTGACGCATTCGCCGGATCAGTGGGCGTCAAGGCAAACGCGGTCAGCTATGTGCCGCTTGTGCCAGAGAAGGAAGAAGAGTAGGCAAGCGCTCGATCAGCGCTAGGGGCAAGGTAGTGCCCATGCGCGGGCCGCAGTGCCACGACGCGATCTGACGCAGGCGTGCGGCACTGGCGACGGCAAGGGCATCCATCTCCTGCGCCGTCATCCCTCGAAGGTCGACGAGCCATGTTGCCCGCTGATTGCCGATCAGGCACCAACAGCGCCCGCCCGCCCAGGTCCGGCGAGCCGCGTACACGATCTGAGATCGGCGCATGCCGTGACCCAGGCCGAGCACCTGGGAATCGTCCCGGCGTGCGGTGTCGCTGAACTTCAATTCGAGGCCCCCTTCAACACCGTCGATGCAGTAGTCAACGTCCGGCGTGCCGTCGTTGACGACGTTCTCGACGCGCTCGAAGTGAAAGCGCAGATGCATCGTCTGACAACTCTTCACGAGGTTGGGTCTGACGCGATCATGCCAGAAGCCGACTTCATCCATCAGGCCACAATGCCGCGTTGATTTGATAGTCAGCGCTGCCCAGGCGCATCGCTAAGTCGCGGCATTGGTCAGGAGTTAGTCGCGGACGTTTGCCTATTGCACATTCACGCAAGATGTTTTCTACTGGCACACGTCGTCCGAGCATAGCTATCCATGCAGTGTCTTTCTCCGGGCACCATGACGAGTAAACTTCTTCGAGTGCGTCTGAATATTCGGCATAGTCTGTGTCGTTGAGATTGTTGCGCAAGTAGCGGTCGATCTTGTCGTAAGCGTCACTCATGCGTGATGCCTTTCTCAAGCATGCTGTCAAACTTCGCTTGTATTTCTTCGGCGAGTCTGTGTTGCTTCGGTGATTCGCTGTCGGCTAGTCGCCAGTATTCTTTTCCTAGATCGTATGCGCGCACGAGCGACTCGCGCACTTCTTTCGTCGTTACTTTACCGCTTGCCTCAAGTTCTCTGATGCGTTCTGTCAGCGCTTCGACGGTGCTCGCAA